GTTCTGACCAGCCAGAACCGCTGCCGCTAGAAGGTTTGGGTCGTCCATCTTAATCCCACCACATACCTCAAGTATGCGATTAATTGTGGGGACGTCAAGTGCATCTTCTAGTGCATCTCTATCTGCTACCAACTCTGGTAGTTGTTTTTCAAGTGCTACTGCAACCGCATCAATTAATACATTAAGTGTTTGATCTTCTGTAGTTGAATCGCTTGCTGCCTGTAATACGAGCATAAACTTTCTTAGCTCTTTGATGCTTAAAGGCTTCAACTTAACCGTTGAGCCATTCTGAAGCGTTAGTTCTTCTACGCTATATACTGTTGTTGCCAATTTAATCCTCCTAGGATCTAGTCTTAATTATTATAACATATAGATATTATCTACACAAATGAAAAAGCCCCCAAACGGGGGCTTTTCCTGCTTAAATTAATTAAGCTAGAACTCGGTCAATAATCTTACCGTACTCTGAGCCGCTATAGTTAGCGTCTGGAAGAAGACGGAATGTTACTGGGAAAGTTGTTGCTGCGTTACGTGCAAGTGAGAACTGTGACTGTTGTACTGACAAAACACGACGTGCATAATATACACGCTCTGTTGTTGCGTCAACATCTCCTGTTGCTGATTTAGCTTGAGTTGGTGCTTGACCAACTGCAAATAGCTGACGTTCTGTTGGGGCAATACCAAGTGATCCTGCCTCAAGTCCCAATGTGAGGGTCTTGTCCTCTGCTCCAGTAGTACCCTTTGTTGGGTAATCATCTGTTGCAGCACCTGTTACACCTTGCTTAGTTAGTGTTGCTCCTCCTTGACCAAATACTACTAGAACGTTTTCTAGTGTACCTTCGGACATTTCAGTTGCAATCATAACCTCCATAGCAGACTTAAAAAGCTTTGCTGTATCTAGAAGCTGATCTACTGTTACTGAATCGTAAGTTGGGTTGTAAGTGATCTGAAGACCATTGTTTGTAAATCCTACGTTACGAACATCTGAAGATGCCTCTAGTGCTGCTGTTGCTTTTGTTCTTGCTGTGAAAGAAATTGCACCAGTTGCTCTGTCTAAAAGGTTTTCCTTATATCCAGTTACTGTTGAATCGCTTGTTGAAATGTAGAGCGGTGAAGCTCCTACAAGAATATTTTTGGCTGAGTTAAATGCCATTTTTCGTACCTCCTGTTTTCAAAATATATATATATAATTGTAAATCATTAAATCTTGGCTGGCTAGGCCTTTCCTCTATGTACAATAATAGAGTATAATGCGCCCAAAGGCAAATTACAGGAATCGGCCAGTAGAGTCTATGTGCCTTGCGTATTTAACCTCAAGGACTACATCTGCGGACAAAAATCCTGCTAGCTCCTCTGAAGGGGATGTTGGCGAAATGTCTGCCACAAATATACTAAAGAATTTAAACTTCTTGGATATTCCAGAATAAGCATTGGTATCACTAGCTGACTCATCCATTCTTCTGAATAGATCGGTCATCAAGTTTCTAATTTCATTAATTTCTGAAACATCTGTCGAGTATATGGTAAACAAAATTTGCTCACAGCATATGGCCCAGTTTTCCTCATAGGATAGACCTATCTTGTCATAGACTATGTGTTTCTTTCCGCTCAAGAACTGATTCATTTCTGGAGATTGCTGTACAGGAATAATTGGGATAATCTCTTCCCCTATATTATCCGAATAGTAGTCAGTTTGTTCAAAAATGTTATTTGACTTTAATTGGCTCCACAGGAACTTTCTTAAATCAATCATTACGTCTGCTTTATAATCTGTCATGATACCCCTCCAAATGCTGCTTCTACTGCTGAGTCCGCCTGCATTTTTAATGTATTAGGGCTAAATGAATATTTAACCTTTCTTACATCTGCTGGTACCCTCATTGCTTTAGTTAATGATGAGTTAAATATTTGTTGAAATCCAGATTTTTTAATTGCTAAATTTACTAAATTGCCTGTAAAAAATTGTGCATAGGCTATTTGGAATCTTCCTGTTGCCTTGCCTCCTCCAGGCCTTGTAACGGTCACAGAAGCCCCTTTAGGCATATACACTACTCCAGTGCTAGTTTCAAATACTAAGCGCTCTGCGTACCTAGGACGGATTGTTAGAGGCATTCCAGCTTCCATCACGGAAGCTTTATTTATAAATACATGTTTTCTTTTTCCAAATTGATTAGGGACCGATGATTTAGATGGCAAGAACTTAGAAGCAATTTTAAATGAAAGACCGTCTGTTGAAGCAATGCTTAAATTAAACAATCTTGCTCCTTTATCTCCCGCCTTATTCCACTCATATACGTGATGCAAAGACTTAGGATTAACTCTTGCTTGAGAATCTACATATAGGCCAAAGTCTTGCTCTATCTGTTTAAATATAACAGACTGAAATTTCTTTTCAAATGCCTTGCTTGTTGTTAGTTTTGATACAACTTGAGCGTGATAATATATTGCTGCTGATATTTGAGCAACCGTACTGTCCTTTAAAACCCGCCCAGAAGTTCCAGCCATGCCTTTTTGTAGACCGCTGGCTGCTGCAACTAGTACTGAGCTATTGTCCAATTTCTTGATTTTCCGATCTCTTAACAGTAGAGTTATATCCAATCACTGCGCCGAATGGATCTGTCATTGGTGTTGTTCCCATTAATTCATATACTGTAGGAGTATTAGTAGGAAAGTTTAATTCTTCCCAAATAACTATACCTTCAAAGTCTCTAATATTTGTAATCTTTTCTCGTAAAGTTACTTTTTCAATTGTTCTAATTTGAAGAATTTGATCATTAGAATATTTGTTAGACATAATTTGTCTATCTCCAGTTCTGCTTGAAGAGGAGTTGCTTATTATACCTTTTGCGCTACAGGGCACTGTTCTATCAAATTGCCATTCTTTTTTTATAGCACCTGTGTCTGTGTCTTGAGAATCAAATTGCCTGTAGACATCCATAAACATTGGCAGAACAGAGTCAACAAGATCATACATTAGATAACAACCATTTTATTGATAACATACGGAAGAAGCAATTGATCTGCATATAGATTGCCTGTTCCTGAATATGTACCAGAATTGTACTCAAATTTCCAGTCAAATGTCTGTATTGACTTCATATACTTGTTACGCCAAATTTTATCTTTTGAAAAATAGTCTTTCATTAATTCAATGCATGCCAAATCAACTTCATCTGGAACCTCTTCCCAACCAAATCTGCCTTGAACTCTATATGTGACTCCATTTGAGAATACACCATTGTAAGTATCATTTATTGGAGGTGGCACCATTCCATTTGCTATATAAACTGTATTATCGAGCATATTAGCTCTATTAACTCTTATTCCAAATCCGCTTTCTGAAATAATTGTATTATAGTTCCAGTTATTAACACTAGTCAAATTATTTAAAAGCAATATATCATTTTGATATAATTCATGAAGCTCTGCTAATTTATATTGTAATGGTAAAACGTCAGATCCTGACCCATATGCAATTTGAACATCATCATATAAAAAGAATTGCTGTTGTGTATATGCCTCAATAAGTTTTCTTGCATACCTTTCAGCATTACACAATTCAAAATATGATTTAGAATTAGGATCTGAATAGTCAGACCCCAACCCTAAAGCATCAATTGCTTGACTCATATCTGTATATGGAGTTTGCACATATATCTTATGGTCTTTTTGTGCAGATATGCCACCCACTGAGTATGACCAATTTAATCTTAACTGTCTTTGCCTATTTGTATATGTCAATGGAATATAGACTATATATGTTCCAGAGTCTACTTCTGACTTGACAGGCACTAATGTTGCTAGTATTGTTCCAGGGTTAATTGGAGGCGATACCGCTGGATCTTCTGTAATGTCGTATATCTTTACAACTGGCATGCTATCTGAATCAGTTAGCTGACCTTGCCAAAACACTTTATGTGTTATTGGTGAATTTGAACCTACTAGAATTTCCATTTAATAAAGGTTAAGCGTAGTACTCCTGAACTTCCTTTGGAGTTGCTAAGCGGAAACCCTCCTCCTTGTCAAAAATTTCTTGAGCGTCTTCTTCTGTCATGGCAACAAATGGGTGCTCTTTTGTAAATGTAAATCCAACAATATCATACCTAAAGTTTTCTCTAGTCATTCTAACTAGAACCGTATTTTCTGGCTGAGCATCTGGATTAAATCTAGGCAGAATCTCTTCTGCGTTTTCGCTAAACTCGTCTGTCGCATCTTCAATATCTTTAATAGTTTTTTGATAAACAGACCATGTGACTCCCTCTTCTGCAAGGGCGGCAACGATATCTGCCTTACTCTTAATTCCGTCAGTGTCAACTGCAAAGTCCTCTGCAACTTTTCTGAGTTCTGCTATTTTCAATGTCTCAAATGACATATATTCTCCTTTGTTAGGTTCTTCAATTATAGCATTGATAAATTAAAATGAAAAGCCCCTAAAGTTAATTAGGGGCCTTTCGGGGGTTTTATCTTAAATTAATTAAGAAGCAACCTTAACGTTCTTAACTACTACCCAAGCGTCTGCCTGCTCGATCTGAACTCCAACGCGAGTATACATTGTGTACTCGATTGTGTCCTTACGTGGCTGGAAGAAGCGGTAAACAGTTACATCACGCTTGATACCAATAACTACGTTATTTGGGAATGTCAAGTGGATATCTCCGTGTGAGCCTGATGCTCCTGATTGTGTTCCAGTCTGTGTCTCTGAAAGAAGTGGTACTTCAACAATCGGAATACCGAATGCAAATGGTGCCACATATCCTGCAGGTCCACCTAGTGGTGCAACTCCACCACGGATAACGCTTGAAGCGATATCTTGTGGAATTGTTTGGTTTGTTCCAATGCTGTTAGCATATAGGAAATCCTGAATCAAGTTTGATCCAGCAAGGAAGCGAAGGTCT